GATTTTAAACATGCATTTTATACAGACTTAGGTGATGCAATGATGCGCTTTGCATGTATCCCAACATTTTCATCAGATGCATTCTTTAAACAAAAAGATAAATTAGTTAAGTGTATGACATTAAGAAACCCATTAGATTCTAATAGAAGGTTTGATGAATCTTTTAAACCAGACCCAGACAAAACATATTATATACACGCAGACCTTGCACAAAAACATGATAAGTGCGCTGTTGCTATTGCACACGTTGACAAATGGGTTAACATTCAAGTTATTAAAGACTATGAACAGGTTGCACCAGTTGTTGTTGTGGATGCCGTTGCATGGTGGGAGCCAAAAATTGAGGGACCAGTAAATTTATCTGAAGTAAAACAATGGATCATTAACCTAAGAAGGCAAGGATTTAACATTGGTATTGTATCCTTTGATAGATGGCAATCATTTGATATTCAAAATGAACTTAAGGCTGTTGGAATAAATACAGATACAGTTTCAGTTGCTAAAAAACATTATGAAGATTTAGCAATGATGGTTTATGAAGAAAGAATTGCAATGCCACAAATTGATTTATTGCTTCAGGAACTTTCTGAGTTAAAAATTATGAAAGGTAACAGAGTGGACCACCCACGTAAGTCATCTAAAGATTTAGCAGATGCTGTTTGTGGTGCAGTCTATGGAGCAATTGCACACACACAAAAAGATTTAAACTTAGAAATTGATGTACACACTTGGGGCAGTGCTGCAAAAGAAAGAAATCGGCAGGAGTTTCAAGAAAGAGAAGAGAAGCGTAATATGCAGATGCCGAAAGATGTTGAAGAATTTTTAGGAAAGTTTAACTTATTATGACAAAAATTTATTACGCAATAAAACCACCAAATAAATCACCAGATAATAATTTTAATACAAATCCACTATTTAATATGCTAGATGAGCAATTAATTTCATTGTATAAAGATTTAAAACAAGATCAAGATAAAAACGTTCCAAGACAAGGATCTTTTTTTTCATGTAGAGCGTTTATTGATTATACAAAAAATATGTATGTTTTTAAAAATCCATTTGATATTAAAGTAAGAATTGAAAAAAGTAGAGTTCTTAATCTTGGAAATAGAAATATGGATCATGTTTTTATGAACAGAATGGTTCAAGTTCAAGATGCCTATAATTTAAATTATGATCCAGGATATGTTTTTTTCAGTGAAGAGTCTGTAAATATAGAGGTAATGAGTCCATTTATGCACAGAAGTAGTTTTAATAAAAATGGATACATAGTTCCAGGAACTTATGATATTTCAAAATGGTTTCGTCCCTTGAATCCAGCATTACAATTGTACGATAATGAAGATAGAGTGGTGGAGTCTTCAAAAGGAGATGCACTTATGTATATTAAATTTAATTGTAATGATAATGTTAAATTAGAAAAATTTTACATAGACAAAGAATTAGATTCCATTATATATGGTGCTTCTGGTTATAAAAATTATGACCCAAATAGGTCTTTGCCATATTTATATGATAAATTTGAAAAAGCAGGGCTTAAAAAAAGAACCTTAAAACTGATCAAGGAAAACCTAATTTGACGCAGTTCTCATATATCTGCTATAATAAGGTATAGTCATAAAGGCTAAAATCATGTTAACTTATAGGAGAAAAATGAACTTATTTAAAAAGATTGCTGTTACAGCAGTTAGTGCGCTTGCCCTGTCTGGAGTGTCTGTAATTACATCAGCCCCAGCCAATGCAGCAATTACTGGAATTCTATCAGTAGATACCGTTCCAAACCGTTCATCATCATTATCTAATGGCGTTGCATCAGCAACTGCAGCAGATAACAAGGTCTCTGTTTCAATGATTGCTCTTTCAGATACATCTGGAGCAAGCGAAACAGTAACTGTTCGTGGTCGTATTATTTCAAATCCAACACCAGCAACAGTAGACGCAACAACTCAAATTACAGTTGGAGACACTCTTGTGGCTCTTGCAACTTTATCAAACAATACTGCAGCAACTGTTGTTCTAGGCGGAAGTGATGAAACAGTTACGGTTGATTCTGTAAGCGTTTTGTCAAACGCATTTAGAACTCCAGGAACTTATAAAATTTTATTATGGATTGACAACGTGGGAAACACAATTGGCGGAAACTCAACCATTGATGGTGGAGAGGCTTACTTTACCGCAGATGTTAAGGTTGGAGGAACTCCAGTTTCATTAGAAACAAGTTCTTCTTCTTTAGTAACAGCAGGAGATGTTTCAGTCGATCTTGGAATTACACTTAAAGATACCAATGGTATTCCAACACTACTTCGTAATTCTCTAGAAAGAATTACAGTTTCTTCAACTATTGCAGTTGGATCAACAGAAACGTTAACTGTAACAAAAGGTAAGTTAACTGCTCCAGGAAGTGTTTTAACAACCGCTTCCCGATCTGGAACACCAACAACAAACACATTCTTAGAGTCAACAGACTCACTTACAGCATCAACAGGATCATATGATCTTCATGCTAAGCACACTGGTTCAACAAGTTCTACTCTTACATTTAACTTAGGTGGAATTTTAACTCCATCAGTTGCCAAAATCGTAACATTTACAACAAATCCAGTAGCAACTGCAACAAAGGTTGCTCTTTCAAGTGCCATCGGAGTTTCAACATCTACAGTTAAGTATGTTGCTCCAGTTGCAATTGAGACACCAACATCAACAACATATTTTGCTAGTACCTCTTCTGCATCAACACTTGGTTGGTCCATTAGCGGAACAGCAGGATCGATTGTTAATGCTAAGATTACATCTTCTAGCGTTGCTGGAATTACAAATGGAACATATCCAGTAGTTATTGGAACTAATGGAATTGGAACATACGTTACTTCTGCTACTACTGCTAGTGGATCATTCACAATTACAGTTGCTCTAGCAACAGGAAACTCTGTTGTTACAGTAACCTATACTGCTCCTTCAGTTTCTCAGGGTGCATTAGGAACAACTGGAATTTCTACATCATTATTAAGTGCATCAATTACAAACTCTGTAGTTAAGAGTGGAGATACCACAAGCCTTAAGATTAATGTAAAGAATAACTTTGACACTCCTCAGCAATATTATTTTGTTACTGGAACATTGTCTTCTTCAAGCAGAAACTTTGGAACAACAATTGCAACTTCAGTTACTGATATTAATGGAGATGCAACAATTACATTTAAAGATTCAAGCACTTCAACAACAAACTTTGTTGATGCATTGACCATTCAGGTTACTGCGCCAGGAACTTCAACTGGTTTGCTAACATCTGCAAATGTTCTTACAGTTACCTATTCCGCAACGGGATCATATGCATCACTAACACTAACTGGTGGAAGCACAGAGACTGTTAAAGTATTAAAAGATGTTCAAGCAACAACAGCAGGAACTGCATCTGCAGTAACTATTGCAACATCATTAAAGAATGCTTCAGGAACTTCTGTCTCTGGAGTAGCACTTGTTGTTACTGCATCTGACGGAGTTGTTCTTAGAACTTCTGCACCTACTGTTCGTCCATTAACAGGAGATTTGAAGACTGTTACTATCGGAAGCGGACAAGAATTTACAGCAATTGGAACGAAACCTGGACTTGCAACAGTAACTGTTGTTGGTGGAGGATTGACACAAACTGCAACCTTTACTGTTAATGATGCAGTTGCAACAACAGCAAGAAACATTACATTAACAACTGCTAGTGGAAAAGTAACTGCAACTGTTAAAGATGGTTGGGGAAATCCAGTTAAAGGAATTAGTGTTAACTTTGCAGTTGATTCTAAGGGAATCTTTGGCAACGGAGTAACTTCAACTTCAGCAGTAACTGATGCTAATGGAAATGCCTCTGCAATATTACAATCCTTTGATGGAAAACTTGCAGATGCTGGAATCATTGCATCTCTTGTAACTATTGCACAGTCAGCAGATATAGCAGACACTCCAGTAACTGGTTTTGCTAAAGGAGAGAGCACTGCAATTGCAACTGTATCTCTTCCAGCAGTTAACGTTATTGATTCAGTAGCCTCTGTTAAGGTAGATGTAGCAACTGCTAACGCAGCAGTTAAGGCACTTGCAACACAGGTAACTGTTTTGCAGGCCTCAGTTGCAACCTTGATCGATTCATTGACTACACAGATCGCATCTTTGATGAAGTCTGTTAGCGCATTGACCAAGGCAGTAGCAAAACTACAAAAGAAATAAATAATCCAACACTTTGGGCAGGGTAACATAAGTTCCCTGCCTTTTGTGTTATAATAATATAGTATCCGCC